CGGCGGCTGCGGCACCATCAAATAAAGGAAGCTACACAGTAAAGTCTGGAGATAACTTATGGAAAATTGCCAGAAAATTCTACGGCGGATCAGGATCAACGTGGACGAAGATATACAGCGCGAATAAATCTGTCATAGAATCAACAGCAAAAAAGCACGGTTATGCAAATAGCGACAATGGGCATTGGATTTTCCCTGGCACAGTTTTTGTTATTCCAAATTAGAAGGAGGACAGGGGAATGATAGATTTGTCGAAGATTCAATACCGCTTTGTCATTATGGACGAAAAGGGAAATCAGTACAATATAAAAGATTATGTGGAAAATCTCGGGTGGGAGCAAGGCGAAGACGAACTCTCCACCCGGATTTCGTTCACAACTAAAAATGAAAAGTCATCAAAAGAAGTGTTTTCGGATATAGCGAAACTCGGGTGTTTGGTCGGAGTATTTGTTTCTGATGGCGTTACGGATGACGAAGTGGCCCGCGGGAACATCATTGATTGGAAACCGGCATACTCTTCGGACGGGTACAAGTTTGACGGAAAGTGTTATGACAAGCTGTACAATCTCCAAGAGAGCCAGGATAATTTCTATTTCCCGGCAGGAACCGGAACAAAATCAGCCGTGACTAAAGTTTTTGATGACTATGAAATTGTTCTTGGATCATATGAGGGTCCAAACGAAACACACGCAAAATTAACATTTAAATCCGACGATCCAGCTAATGTCATCATGGAGATACTGGACGATGCCTATAAAAAAGGCGGCGTGAAATGTGTCGTGCAAGATCGGAAAGGAAAAGCATATGTGGTTCCGTATGCGAACAATAAGACCGTATATCACTTTGCGGCCGAAAATGTAATCAATGCCACACATAAGAGGAGCACTGCAGGAATGGTTACTCGTGTGAAAGTGATAGGTCAGGAGGATGATGATGGAAAAAGCGCGGTGGAAGCTGTGCTGAACGGTAGTACAAAATATGGCGTACGGCAGAAAATAGTTCGAAGGGGAACTGATGAAAGCCTTGAGGATGCAAAGACATCGGCACAGACAATTCTCGATGAAGAGGGAGAAGTTCAGGAGGAGATGACTGTAAAGGCACCTGATATTCCATGGGTGCGCAAAGGGGACCTGGTTCATGTAACGGTTGGAACCATGAATGCGTACTACTATGTTATTGGCATAAGGCATGATGTAGACAGCCGCAGCATGACACTGGATCTTCATGTACCATTCAAAGAATATGAGAAGAAAGCACAGCAGACGGTACAGAAAAAATCTTACAATGTGGGCGATATTGTGAATTTCCACGGCGGAACACATTACGTTAGCTCTTATGCGGGATCCCGTGGATACAACGCAAGAGCTGGACGAGCAAAAATAACCATTAAGAACGGATCGGGGAAAGCCCACCCATGGCACCTGATACATGTGGACAGTTCAAGCAATGTATATGGATGGGTGGACGACGGAACATTTGATTAAGGAGGGATGACGATGGCGTTTGATGGACATGCCGGAACAAACAAACTGGCAAGGACGCTTCATAAAAGAATGAAAAGCATGTCAGACTCTCCCCTTGTTCTTGATTTTGGAAAAATAGAGTCTGACTATGGGCTGATAACAAATACCTTCCCGGTAAAAATTCCAAATGGAGATTATACAGTGTGCCGGCATGTAACAGGTATGTCTCTTGGAGCTTCGGGCGGTAGTCATGGCGGGCATGAATATGGCAACGGTTCACATTCGCATTCCATACCGGTTCCCGGATTATCGCCTGGGGATCATGTGCTTGTGGCATGGGTACAGAATGAAGCGGTAGTCATTGATGTGATCAATTAGGGGAGGTGAAAACATGAACGAAGAAAATACGTTATTTCCCGTGGAGGAATCCCCCGAATTTATCGATGACGGAGATCAATTAGATCGGGATTACCATTATACGGTTGCGTGGGATGTTGAAAAACAGGATTTTGTCCTCAATGGAAAAGGGAAGATGGAGCAGTGCGATGGCGTGGAAGGGTATAAAGTATGGTGTTGCAAAATGGCTCTTACACAGCGATATGACTGCGCAGCTTATCCAGACGAAATTGGAACTGACTTGAACGAGGCTCTGGCAGAGGACAGTGAAAAGGCGGTTGAGTCCGCGATAGAGAGAACAATATCGGAGGCGTTGATGGTGAATCCAAGGACAGAATATGTAAGAAATTTTGAATTTTCATGGTCTGGAGAAGCCGTAAGCGTCTCGTTTACTGTAAAGGGAGTGGATACTGATGAATTCAAAGTTTCGATATGATGATGGGAGGTGAGAAGTGTGAGTTATGAATTTACTCCGCCGGAATTTGTCGATGGTGCAGAACCGGAAGAAATACAGCAGCGTATGATGGATGCGCTTCCGGATGGAATTGATGATATGCCGGGCGGATTCCCGTATGATTTTACAATGCCGACAGCAATAGAAAAATCAGAATTGATCCAGTTTCATCTCGTGCGCACCTTGATGTTAATGTTTCCGCAATATGCATGGGGGAATTGGCTTGATTTGCACGCGGCGGCGGCAGGTATAGAGCGCAGGCCGGCAGGATATGCCAGTGGATCGGTAACGGTTACTGGCGATCCGGGCACTGTTATTCCAGACGGGGCAATCTTCTGCACAGAAGCAACCGACTCAACGCCGGCCCTTGAATATGCTGCTGACTCAATGGCTATTATACCGGAGTCTGGCAGCGTGACTGTTGAGGTTACGGCCGTTGAAGCGGGCAGAGAGTCGAATACAAAAAAGAATACGGTTGTGTTCGCCTTGACAAGTATAAAGGGGCTGTCCACCGTAAACAATCCGGATGACATTACTGGCGGAACGGATGTGGAAAGTGATGAAGATCTTCTGGAACGTATCGAAGAGGAAAACTTCAGAGACGGAGCAACGTTTATCGGAAACGATTCAGACTATATACGTTGGGCAAAAGAGGTCGTTGGCGTTGGCGATTGTATCGTTGTTCCAACATGGAATGGACCGGGAACTGTAAAGCTGATCATTGTAGATTCTAATGGGGAGCCGGCAAATGCCAGGCTGATAGAGGCGGTGTATGACCACATTGTATCTCCACACGATAGATCGCTCCGGCTCTTACCTACCGCATGCGCAGAACTGACTGTCGAAGCCGCAACAACAAAGAAAATATCTTACACTTGTACTGGCCTTGTGTATGATGACACTACGGATATTCCAACAATCGTAAGCCAATTCAAGGAACTGGTAATGAAGGAATACTCAGAAGCGAAAGTGGAAGGAATTTTGGTCTACAACCAAGTCCGCCCTCTGATAACAGATATTCCGGGAGTGTCTGATTTTGATACATTCCTGATGAACGGAGCAGAGGAAAATATTCCCCTTTCTAATGACGAGTATGCAGCAACAGATCAGGTTGACTTTAGTTGAGGGGAGGGAATGCGATGAATATTGAAAACTTTCCTACATCTGAAGCGGCAAAACGAATGATGGGATACATAACCGGGAATGGATTTTATGACAGGTCCTACGTTGGGAAATGGATATTCCAGGTTATGGGAATAGAGATGGATGAAGCCCGCCGGATCATTGAAGATGAATTACCCTATCAGGCATTCCCGGAAACAGCAACATGGGGGCTTCGATATCATGAAGAGAAGTTCGGACTTCCGATCAGAGAAAACCTAAGCCCGGAAGAACGTCGAAAGCTTATTCTGGATAGAAGAGACACAAAAGCTCCAATAACACCATGGAGATTGGAAAAGATGGTGAACAGCGTCCTTGGGTGCGATGTAAAGGTTGTTGATATTCATGAACCTGATAATAAGATAACGCATCCGAACACATTCGTTGTTTATCTCGAAGGAGAAGGAGCATTCAGTCTACAGAAAGGAATTGATAAGATCAATGATGCAAAGCAGTCACATACGTCATATGAGCTGCATGTTCGCTTGGCTGTCTTTGTCCTGGTTGAGAACATCCTATTTAATCGTATGACGGTTCGGTTGCCGATCACATGGTGGGGCGCTACGTGGGATGGAGAGTATCTTTTTGATGGAAGCATATATTGTAATGCCCGGCAACCGCCATTTTTTCGTATGGCAATACCATTTGAAATTCCGAATATTATCAAAGTTGAAAACCTTCGGATTGTCCACAGGGTGGTAAAAATAAGCGACTACGGCGATCTTTTAGTAAAAATGGTCCATCGAATTCCGATTACATGGTGGGGCGCATCTTTCGACGGCAGGTACCTTTTCGACGGGGAGGCGCTTCTAAATGCGGTTCGTCCACCAGATTTTAGGGCTGTCACATATAACCTTGATGCCGATCATGCGGAGGGTGTGCTGTTTGAACACACAAAGATTTCGGCCGTAGAAATAAAAAATGAGAATGAATGCAAGATCAGGGATGTCCATAGAGCATCTTTTCTGTGGACAGACTATGTGATTACTTTTGATGGAGAGCTATCGTTTGATGGCGATGAAACATTTTCGCAAGAGTCGCCGCCCAAGATAGTATCTATCACACACCGCATGGATGCTGAGAACGTGGAGGACTTTGGCGTAGTGCTATACATACCGTCGAAGGCTGCGCGCTTTAATGGGGTGCTGAATTTCGATGGCACAAATGATTTCAATTCAGGAAGGGAGGACCTGTAATGGCAGGAACTACAGTAACAACAAAAGCAAAGAAAAAAATGTTAGAGGCGAGAGCCGGCATAGCTCCGCTGAGTAAAATTGTCGGTATGGCTTTCGGTACCGGCGGGGTAAACGGATCGGATGAAATTGTCCCGCACTCCCCGGACCAGAACGCTCTGCACAATGAAGCGTTTCGGAAAGCTGTAGATGGATACGAAGTAATATCCGATACATGCATCAGGTATAAATGTACTCTGTCCGAAACCGAATTGGCCAACACCTATATTTCGGAAATCGGTATTTACGATGCTGATGGAGATATGGTGGCCATGAAAGCCTTTATGAAAAAGGGCAAGGATGCTGATATGGAGGTTGTATTTGAGTGCGATGATACTTTCTAACGTATTTCGATATTTTGCAACATGTTGAACACTTTTTTTAGATAAATATTATCATATGGAGGTAGATTATGGCGAATTTTGATATATCTGGCGCCAGATTCAATGAGCAGCTTCGCATGCTCGAAACAACGGATCCAGTACATGCGGATCTCATGAATGCCATGTTCGGGCAGCTCATTAAAAATGACGTGGCTATGCGTGATGCGGTAAGCGTATTTGCTAAGACAAAAAATGAACAGGCTTTGTTCCTGCTCAATCTTAGACGAACCGGTAAGCGGTATGGTGTGCATTTTGATGCATATAGTGTAAGCCCTGCATCCACAGGAACGAGGCTTTATGACGCTGTTGGGAAAGTGGCCACTCCGTCCACGGATTCGGTACGTGGAATAAATGACTTTGAAGGAGAGAGCGTATTCTACGGACTGGAAGTAAATGGATATGTGGACGCTGATGGCGAATTCGTCGTGCAGTACATCAAAGGGATTGACAATGAATTCTCCAGAACCGATGAAGATAAAGATGTTTATATGCTTTACCTCACACAGTGGATCCAAATGGAAGTGACCGCAACCGGAGAGAATATTATTCTTTCAGATGAAAACCATCCCGGATCGTTTCCGGAAGGAGCTGCTATCCGGCCGGATGGAACGGTGAGGCCGTTTGTTCCGATCGCAAAATATATGGCATGGGATGACACTTCCGGGATCCCGCATTCGATCAGCGGAAAGACGGTAAACCATAACCAGAGCCACAACAATATGATTACTCGATTCCGGAAGAAAGGAACCCAGTATTGCGGAACTACTGCACAGGATAAAGCGCATCTGGACAATTTGTTCATGGTGGCATTTGCGACCAGACATACACAGTCGATTATGACAGGTTGCACGTCATATTATTATCAGTATAAGGCAAGCGTGCAAGAAGCTGATGTAGAGCGGATTATTATCACTAAGGCACAGGCATCTAATTTGATCGTAGGCTCTATCGTGTCCATTGGAAACGCAACGTCTCTTTCGGATGGTACTCCATATATTGACCGTGGCGTTTCCGGGATGCATGCAAAAGCAAATAGGGTAAAGATTACTTCTATAGAAGAATATGACGAGTCAAACAGCGCTGTATATGTTGACAATGGAGGCGTAAAGTTCTCGACTGCATCTACGATGATTGATGACAGTGTAGAAAGCCCTACTTATATTTCTACGATGCCATGGCGGACCGGAACCTGCGATAACGTACTTGGCTCGTGCGGATCGCCGGTTAGCAATACTAACAGCAAGTATCCATATATCCTCTTTGGCGTTGAAATGTTCCTGGGATTCTACGAAGTTATCAGTAATGTGATTATGAAAATCACAAATCATGTGATGACTCCACAGATCTGTTACGATTGCACGAAGCTGGCCACATCAGTAACGGAAGACTATGTACCGGTCGGCTATTCGGTTGCAGATACAGACGCTACATGGAAGTATATCAGCAAACTGGGATACGATCCTGATAACCCTTGTGTGCGGCATGGTGTAGAAGTAAATGCGTCCAGTTCGACAGGATATGCGGACGGACAGTACACTAATGATCTTGACGCAACTTCCGATGCGACGAGAGAGTGGCTCTCCGGCGGCACCCTGACCTACGGGGCTTTCGCGGGCCGGTTCTTCGCGCACCTGGGCAACGCCCTCTCCTCCGCGTACTGGAACTGCGCCGCCCGTCTTTCTGCTTCTGGACGGTGCGCCCAGAGCGCAGCGTAGGCGTGCCGTTGGGGGTGAATTGCGAAGCAAGA